CAGGTAGTGATGCAGTAGGTTTTAAAAATAATTTAGTTGAAAATATTTCTAACTACCTTGAATTGTATATCGATGAGGCCATCCCCGCCGAAGCAATCAATGAGGCAGTAAAGAATAGGAGAGCTGCTGAAGTTCTCCAAAATATGAAAAAGGATCTTGCTGTTGATGAGGCACTCGCAAAGGATTCAATCCGCGATGCAGTTGTTGATGGTAAGAAACAAATTGATGAAGCTAGTAAAAAGCTTGAAGCTGTTGTCTCTGAAAACACAGCATTAAAAACAAAATTAACAGAGATTGAACATAAGAAGTTCATTGCCACGAAGACTGGTAGTATGGATCCTGCAAAAGCAGAAAAAGTACTCAAGCTTCTTGCCAATAATGACTTAGAGTTCATCAAAGAAAATTTTGATTATGCTGTGAAAATGTTTGAAAAATCAGAAGAAGAACGGCTCGAAACTCTAGCTACAGAAGCAGCAGATGAAACCACAACTAATGAAGTTGATCGTCCTGTCATTGAAGAAAAGACAGAGATGATGCCTTCTACTGAGGGTGATCCTGCTGGTAATCTCTATTTAAGAGAGCTTAGCAAGTATTGATTTAAGAGTTTTGTTGAGGTTTTAACCTTAATTAGTTATTATTAAAATAATAGGTCGACATTTAAAAAGGAGAAATTATTCATAAATTATGAAAAAATCAGTTCGTCCTTCACAGTCTTACATCGATGAATCGAGAGCATCCGCACTTCTTGAGAAGTGGAGCCCAGTATTGGACTACACATCCAAGAATGTTGGTGCTATTGAAGACGATCACACACGCCTAAACACCGCTATCCTCTTGGAAAACCAAGAACAGTGGTGCTTGAGGGAAGCAGGCCCAAATTATGTGCCTTCGCTCCCCGATCAGGCTGCTAGCACAGGTTCCGTAGGAACATTTGCTACCAATAACTGGGCTTACGGCAGCAACGCCGCAGGCACACCTGGTACAGATTCCTATGCTGCCGGTGACTATCGTCTACCCAAGATCTTGATCCCGATGATCAGACGTACGTTCCCAGAACTAATCTCCAATGAAATCGTAGGCGTTCAGCCAATGTCGGGACCAGTTGGTCTTGCCTTTGCTCTTCGCTATCGGTATGAAACTGCCGGGCTTGGTGCCAACGGTCTTGATGGTAAAAACTTCACGACTGGCGATGGTACTGATTACACTGGTGCTGCTTCTACTGATGGTCAAGAACTAGGTTACCAATATCTCGACACTCGCTTTACTGGTACCTCCGCTCAGGCTCTCTCGGGCTCTTCTGTATTCCAGATGTTATCTGCTGATACAGGTGTTGCTCGCGTCTTAGGCAACTTCGAATTTACAGGGGCAATCCCTCAGATCGTTGTTTCCTTTGAAAAGACAGCCGTTGAAGCCGGTACACGTAGACTCGCCGCCCGTTGGTCCGTTGAATTAGAGCAGGACTTGAAAAACATGAATGGTATTGACATCGACACAGAATTGACAAATGCTATGAGCTATGAGCTACAAGCAGAAATCGATCGTGAGATGATCATCCGCATGATTCAGGTCGCCCTAAACGCCGGACAAGACAAAGGCTTTTCCACATGGAATCCTGCCTCTGCTGACGGTCGCTGGCTTGTTGAGCGCAATCGCGATTTCTATCAGAGATTAATCATTGAGGCTAACCGTATTGCTGTTCGTAACCGTCGTGGTGCTGCCAACTTTATTGTTGCGACACCTCGTGTTTGCGCTATCCTAGAAATGCTCCCTGAATTCCAGTGGGTACCAGTACAGGGTAATGTTAACACACAACCGGTTGGAGTAGCTAAGGTTGGTTCTCTCGGTGGACGTTTCAATGTATATCGTGACACTCGTACTGAGGCACAGTTTCAATCCGGTGCACGGAATCAGCCGCTCGAGTACGCCCTATTGGGCTACAAGGGTCCTGAGTTCTATGACACAGGCATTATCTACTGTCCTTATATACCAGTCATGGTGCAACGTACCATTGGTCCTAACGACTTCAGTCCTCGCGTTGGTCTCTTGACCCGCTATGGCGTTGTCGATAATATCTTTGGTGCTAACTTGTACTACCATGTTATCATTGTAACGGGTCTCGGAGTCGCGTTCAATCCTGGTGATTCTGCAGTTTACTTCTAAAAAAAGTATATTGTAGGTTCAGAGAAAAGAAAATATTTTCACCTAGTAAGTCCTAGGACATTTAAAAAAGGGGGTCC